AAAAGCTGTTAGAAATATGTTGGCCGGTTCTGGTCAAGGTACAAATATGACCGTCAAATGGGACGGTGCGCCTGCTATTATCTGTGGTATAAATCCTGAAAACGGCAAATTCTTTGTTGGTACTAAATCAGTATTCAATGTAAATCCAAAAATTAACTATACATCAAGAGATATTTCAAGAAACCATAGTGGTGTGGTTGCACAGAAATTAGAAGTTTGCCTTGCAAATTTAAAAAGATTAAACATCAAAGGTATTCTACAAGGCGACTTGTTGTTTACAAATGATTTAAAAGCTATTACTATAGACGGTGAAAAAATGATTTCATTTACACCAAATACTATTACATATGCAGTACCACAAAACAGTAATATTGGTAAGAGAATTGCAAAAGCAAAAATGGGTATTGTATTTCACACACAATATTCAGGTAAAAAGATGAATAGTTTATCTGCTAGTTTTGGTACGGTAACAGGTTCATCTAATAGAAACATATTCTTAGCAAGTGCAGCTTATAAAGAAACTGCTGTACTATTTCCTAAATCAGAGTTAACTAAATTTGACGCACAGATAAGAATGGCCGAAGGCTCTCTTAGAAAGGCAGCTCCTATTTTAAACTTAATGAGTAAAAATATTTCAGATGACTTATCTATAGGTTACAGATTAAAAACATATTTCAATCACTTCATTAGAAACTCAAACAGCAGTATGGATAAAGTTTCAGTAATGCAAAAACAATTTAGAGATTACTTTGAAAGTGTATTACAGGCAGAGATTGATAAAAGAAAAACACCAAAAGGTAAAGAAAAGTTTATTAAGGCAAAGAAAGATGGTCTACAGTTTATAGATAGAAACAGACAAGCATTATACTTTGCAATTGCCTCACACATTACATTAGGTGTGGCAAAAAATACATTACTACAAAAGATGAGTCAAGTACAAAGTATTGGTAACTTCATTAGAACATCAACAGGTTACAGAGTAACAGCACCAGAGGGTTATGTTGCAGTTGATAAAGTTGCTGGTGCAATTAAACTGGTAGATAGATTAGAGTTTAGTAGGCAAAACTTTACTATGCCGAAAGGTTGGAATTAATGATTAAGATATTAGATTGGTACTACAATATTATTGAAAGTATTGGTGTTAGAATGAGTCAATATGCTTGGCAAAAAAGATGGTCTAACAGAGAAACAGGTACAGGATATAGAAAGAACAAATGAAATCATTTAAACAATATTTCTTTGAAGCAATCAATGGACCTAAAATCATTATGATTGGTGGACCAGGTTCTGGTAAATCAACTTACTCAGAATTATTAAAGAAAGAATTAGGTATCGCCCACATATACACAGGTGATATGATGAGAGCATTATCAAAAAAGAATACACCAGACGGTAAGAAAGTAAGAGAACTATTAGCAAAAGGTGAATTTGCACCTACACCTATAGTTATAGACGCAGTAAAAGAAAGAATGAAACAACCAGACGCCATGAAAGGTTATGTGTTTGACGGTTTCCCTAGAAATACTGAACAAGCAGAAGCAATGGAAAATAAGGGAATCGAATATGACCATGTTATTAATCTTGTGGTATCTGAGGAAGAGGTCATCAAAAGACTAACTTCAAGAGGTAGAGCAGATGACAAACCAGAGATTATAAAGAATAGAATTAAAGTGTACCACAGAGAAACAGCACCTTTATTACAATACTATAAAGATGAGATAATAAATATTAAAGCAGAGGGTAGTACACCAGAATTAATAACAAAAGAAATTATAAAGAAAGTACAATGAAAAAATTTGACGACATAAGATTTCAAGACTTACAAGAGGGGTTGTATGACCCTAATATCTTCAAGGCATTTTTCCTTGCAGGTGGTCCTGGTTCTGGTAAATCATTTGTTACAGCTAGAGCATTTGGTGGCACTGGTTTAAAACCTATCAACTCAGATAATGCATTTGAGAGGTCATTAAAAAAACATGGTCTTTCATTAAAAATGCCAGAGGATGAGGCAGAAGCTAGAGATATTATTAGAGATAGAGCAAAGGCCGTAACATCTACTCAACTAGATTTATCTATTAAAGGTAGATTAGGTTTAGTTATTGACGGTACAGGTAGAGATTACGATAAGATTAAACAACAAAAGGCATTGTTAGACCAATTAGGTTATGATAGTTATATGATATTTGTAAACACTAGTTTAGATGTTGCATTAGAAAGAAACGCAAAGAGAGAACGAAGTGTACCAGAATATATAACAAGAAAATCTTGGAACGAAGTACAATCTAATATTGGTAAGTTTCAAAATACATTTGGTATGGGTAACATGATTATCATTGACAATAGTAAAGATGATAAAGAACTTACTACAATTGTTATGAACAAATGTTCTCAAGCAGTTAGAAGATTGCTTAATAATAAAATTAAGTCATACACAGCAAAAAGATGGATGGCAACAGAGAGAAGATTAAGAAGAAGATGAAAACCTTTAAAGAAAGTATCATAGATATACCTAGAAAAACATATGCTAAGGCTGTGTTTGATGACGCTGATACTAACAACCCTAAAATTAAGCCAAGTGTTAAGGCATTGATTGATAAACAAATAGAGATGTTTGAAAAAGAATATCCTGTTGTTAAGGTTGGTCTTATAGGTTCTATTCTTACTAAAAGGTATAGAGCAGACGCAGACTTAGATTTGAATGTATTGTTTGATGTGCCTACAGAAAAAAGAGAAGAAGAAAGAACAAGACTATCTAAAAAGTATTTGTCGGCTACTTCTCCTGATAGTATTCAAGGCAAGAATATACCTGGTACTAAACATCCTATCAATTATTATTTTATTACAGATATGAAAACATACAACGACCAAGAAAAGAAAGCGGACGCTGTATTTGATATTGAAGATAATAAATTTATTAAAAGACCAGAAGATTTTACCTTTGACAAATCAATGTATCTAAAAGACTTTGAAAGAAAAGTACAAGAGATTGATGTTGTAAAAGGAGAACTTAAAAGGGATATTATTGATTACAGAGAACTTGAAGAACTATCACCAGATGATATATTAAATCTACAAGAACTAATCAATGAAAAATTAGAAGAGATTGAAGATAGTATCAGAGATATTATCAAAATTGGTGATGGTGTTGACGCAGATAGAAGAGCTGCATTTGATAAAGATATGTCACCGGATGAAATAAGAAAATATGGAATCAAAAACAGACTACCTAAAAATGTCGTGTACAAAATGTTAGAGAAATACCACTATCTAAAATTCTACAAGAAGTGTAAGAAGATTTTAGATGATGGTAAAGTATCTGATAAAGAGATTGACGATTTAGAAATGCATGAAGCAAAAGGTAAGTCAGTTGCATTTGCTTTTGGTAGATTCAATCCACCTACAATCGGTCACGAAAAACTTATTAATAAAGTCAAATCATTACCTACAAATGATTACAAAATCTATTTAAGTAGAAGTAATGACCCTAAAAAGAATCCATTATCTCCTAGAGATAAGTTATCTATTATGAAAAAGATGTTTCCTACACATGCTAGAAACATTGAAATCAATAAGACAAATATGGTACTCGACCTTGCAACAGACCTTTACAAAAAGGGTTATACAGATTTAACTATGGTTGCAGGTTCAGATAGAGTAAGAGAATTTGAAACTATATTAAAGAAATACAATGGTGTATCATCAAGACACGGCATGTATAACTTTGATAATATTAAAGTAGTTTCTGCTGGCGAAAGGGACCCCGATGCCGAGGGTGCTTCAGGTATGAGTGCTAGTAAAATGAGAGCTGCGGCTGCTAAGGGTGACCTAAACAATTTCAAAAAAGGTTTACCAAGAGGTGTTGACGCAGATAGTATTATGAAACAAGTTAGAAAAGGTATGAACTTGGCCGCTAACTATATGTACATGAGAAACTTAAACCCTATAGCAAGTTTAGAAGAATTTGAACAACAACAAATTAGAGACCTGTATATCAGAGAACAGATATTTAATATTGGTGATACAGTAGATTATATCAAAGAAGATAAACAAGGTAAAGTTGTCAGAAAAGGTACAAATTATATTGTACTAGAAGATAATAAAAACAATTTGCATAAAGCATGGATTTGGGATTGTATTCCTGTATCTACAACAGACAGAGAGGTAGAGATGAGAGAACATAATTTAAATATTGATTATGGTTTTGAAGCTGTATCTGAGGTAAAAGAAGATATGGATGCTCAACCTCAAGATAAAGATGTGAAGAAGAAAGATGGTACACAACCTAAAAAGTATTACAAACAGTTATCAAAAGATGTAAAAAACAAAAGAGCTGATTACTTTAAAAACAAAGATACTACAAAGAATGATAACAAACCAGCGCCTGGAGATAAAGACGCTAAGACAAAAACAAGTATTCATACTAAGAAATATAAGAGAATGTATGGTGAGGTCTTTGAGATAGGCACACCAGAGTACACAAAACATACGGTTGACATGACACCAGGTCAAGAAAACCCTATCAAAAAAGTAAAAGGTTTCTTAGATAGAGAGAAAGAAAAGCCATCCGAAAAAGATGTAAAAGAATGGGCAAGTACAGAGTCTACAATGAATAAATATAGAGAAAGATACAAAGAAGGATGGAAGGCGAAACTTACAGAGGTGGTTGCCAAAATGATAGAGAAACTATAATGAAAACTTTTAAAGAATTCGATAATATAGATGAAGCATGTGAAGAGTGTATATTCGAGCACGAACAAGAAGGTATTTACGAGGCTGAATACCAAGGTAAAACAGTAAAACTTAACGACCCCGTAAGAGGTGGTTCTAAGAAGTTTTATGTGTATGTTAAAAACGACCAAGGTAATGTTGTCAAAGTTTCATTTGGTGACACAACTGGTTTAAGTATCAAAAGAGATAATCCGGCTAGAAGAAAGTCATTTAGAGC